TCTTTCGGCACAGACGAGTGCTGTCGTTCCTGTTCCACAAAACGGATCGAGCACTACATCGCCTCTCGACGATGTGGTACCTAGCAGGTCTTGTATGTAGATATCTTGTGCAGCAAGTATCCAAGGAGTAATCTCTTCAACCCTTGTATTGTTGTCTAGTGAAGTGTATTGCTTTAGTCTCTGCTCAGAAACTAGTAATGCGGTTAGTGCCATAGTTATTCAATTATTTGATTATCTGGAGCATCTTGAGTTTGGGCCTCATTTACATTAAGGTCCTCGATTAAGATTCTATTTGGTTTGATAGTAAGAGTAATGTTATAACCCATAAAGCGCAAAATGTAACCAAATGTATTTAACATCTTTTTACGTTTAGGATCAACAACGGTTGCCTCAAAATGGTCGTAAGCAACCCTAATTTCATCAGCATTATTTGAGAAACCACTTGCATCTTTAATACCAAGAAGTAGAGGTGATGTAATCCTGTGAGCCGTGAGAATACGTGAGCTTACACGTTCTTCCAAGGTAATATAATAATTGTCATTTGCCGCCGTGATTGGGGTGACCTGTAACTCTTTACCTGGATCTGAAAACGATAAGAAGAACTTACCTGCTTTATCTTCACCACTAAACGTATCATCAATTTCATTGTAGATATCACGACGAGCTTCAGGGCTTGGGATACCATTACGGAATTGAATGAATAGTGATGGTGCTAAACCATTAGAGATATTTGCATTGTGGAATTTAGAGATTCTGCCATCAAGCTGAATGTCATTAAGACCACCTACATACGAGGGTAGTGGATAGTAATCATTACCTGGTGCATAATCATAGCAATAGTAAACCTGGCTTGCATTATCACCTTTGTTATCTAGCGGATCAAAAGCACGATAGTTATGAGGAACCCATTTACGTGTATTTTCCCAATGAGTTGAATAGTAATACTCTACCACTTTATCATCTTCATCAAGCTTACCACTGCGAACATTGTTAAAAGGTAAGTGATACATTTCAACAATTTTGGTACCTTCACGATTCCAGATTAGGTTAAGAGAGTAACCACCAAAGATAATGTAATCTTGTGTAGCCTTTTCAAATACCTCATCAATCGTTTCACCGTGTTTGTTAACTATTTCATTACCTATAATCTCAATCCCTTCTCCAATTATTCCGTCCTTAATTGCTTGAACACACGTGTGGTGCATTGCTGAATTATTGTAAAGGTTAATTAGGATCTGCGGATATAGATTCTCTTCACCAAAGTACATCCAATCTTTACCTCTTACATCACGTATGATAGGTAACTGGAGTGCTTCAAACTTTTGACCTACTATTGCGTACTCTCCAATTGGATCCTCTGCTTTTGTAGTTGTAGATTTTTTTTGCATATCAATTTTATTTTAATAATCTGGTGTATAATAAACTACAGCTTCACGATTTTCATTATCACTAATGTAATTTTGTGTACCTGTTCCACCACCTGGACTAAATATTAATTTAAGACTGCCAGAGTCAATTACTCCAGTGTTTTCTTTTACAACATAATTGTACATACCGTTACCATGTTTATCACCAAAAGTTTGGTTACCACCATTACTAATAGTAAATTCAGAATAGCGATCATTTGTAGTTACAAGGGTCATTGCCATAGTAGTAAGAGGACTAAACACTTGCGCGTTTGTGTTACTTAACTGACTATAAATGTCAAATGTAAAACTTGAATTAGGGTCAAGATTAGGAACATTAATAGAAAAGTCCCAAGTTGATCCAGTATATGAAATGATCTCAAGCGTCATATATAGTGTTATTTGTAGTAAATATAAAAGCAGGTACATATGTTTGTAGTCCAGTTTATATATTTGCTCTCATTTTTCACACTGAATAAATATTAAAACAAACAAACAGTTATGAGATACGTATACGCATTAATGAACGCTGACCGCCAAATTGAATACATTGGTGAAACAAAGAGTCCTAAGTGGAGACTTTATGATCATACCCGCCGTACCCGTGGCAAATTTTACGGGAGAACAGACCTCCAATTCCATATCCTAAGTGCACATGTAACTAGAAAAGATAGTTACCAAGCGCAGTGCCATCTACAAAATGTCTTTGGGCTAGTCAGTGACCTAGAACTTGCATCAGCAGGTTTTGCTAAAGGTCGCCAAATTCTCGCACAAAAAAAGGGGTCCTTATAAAGACCCCTTTAGTAATTATATAAAAGCGCGCGGCTCTATCTCTATGAGTGGATTATTCCACGATGCTTGAGATAACTTCGTAAACTGGATTAAGCTCTGCTCCACTAATAGTTATTTCATAACCATTTCTGTCGCCGTAAGCTGTACCGCTTACACTTGATCCTGCTGTCATATAAGCTCCTCTTTCTAAACCGATTGACCAGTACTTACCGTTATTGTCTTTAGCGACAACAACCATGTTAGTAGCTTGTGCCATCAATAAAAGTTGGTTGCGTTTTGATGCTTCCATTTTATTGAACACCATTGTTAGTGCTTGGTCGTAGAAAAGAGTACCATTAGTTTGGCTTACAGTATGTGTTTCTGTAATTGAACTTGTTTGACGAGGTACCTCAAACTCAAAGAAATCAGCTGGCGTGAGTGGACTTCCACTTACAACAATTTCATCAACGATGCCAGTGTTGCCTGTTACAGTTGCGATTGATTGCACGGGTCCGTTAGCGATAAAGATTTTCTCGATACCACCATTTGACTCGTTACAGTCTAAAGCAATCCCTGCGGATATATTTGAACATGCCATGTTTTCTCTTTATTTTTTTAGTTTTAAAAATGGGGTGGAATTTCACCACCCCTTTAGATTATGCTAAGTCGTTAGTAGCAAATACGTTTACTTGGTGAACAGCAACACCCAATCTCCATTTAGCAGTGAATTTAACAACGTCAAATCCTTTGTCATAGAAGAATTGCATAGTGCTCATGTCATCTTGTAAACCTGTACCTGCAACGATAAATCCTGCAGGACCTGCAGCAACATAGTTAGAACCAACCAAACCACTTGATTTAACAACTGTACAGTTAGTACCGATTAGGTTGATTGAAGCAACACCGTCACCTTGGTTGTAGTGGAAGTAGTTTTGTGCAACTAATGCTCTACGTAAGATTTGGTAGTTAGCAGGAGATACGATCATGATCAAATCATCTCTGTCTTTTACTGATTCGTCGATAGCGTCGAATAAGTCAAGAGCTTGAGAAACTGCGTTAGATACAGTCCAAGCAGCAGCACTTACAGGTACGTTAGCACCAGCAGAAGCAGTGATTTGTCCTTTGATACCATCACAAGTGTTATCACCATTGATCAAGAAACCTTCGTTGTATTTCTTAACGCGCTCTACATAGTAGTTTGCGATAACTTCTTCGAAAGGAACTGTTTCTTGGAATGCAGATGGAGACATTCTTTGAGATAACCAGTATTGACGTAAGTCTTCAGGACAAAGGTCCATTTTAACTTGTTTATCACGAATACAGATATCTACTTGTGTGAAGGTTACATCACCAGATGGGTTCCATCCACAAGCTAAGTCGTTTACATTCAGGTCACCGTCCATCAAGTTGATAGCAACGGTACCAGCGCTTAAACCTGCGCGTACATCGATTTGGTTCATTAAGTCCGTAGTAAGAACCGCTTTAGCAATAAGCTCTAAAGATAGTTCGTCAGTATACGTAGATAATGCATTTAAGTCAAAAGCCATAGTGTATTACTTTTTTTAGTTTAGTTTAATTTAGATCCAGCTTTTCTCAACTGTACAAGCTTTTCAAAACGTGCCTCAGCTGTAGAAGATGGGGTCGCAATGTCTGCTTTGAATGATGATGAAATTCTTTTTGCCGCTGGTTCATTGGCAACTTTGTTGAATCTTGATTCCAAGACTTCAATCTCTTCTTTGATACCGTTCATGTCTTTAATGTAAGGTGCAAGGATTTGGGCAATAGCCATTAAGATTTCGTCTAAAGACATTTCAACTTCTTTTTTAACGATTTCTTCAACAGCCGTTTCGTCTTCTGCCATTTTGGTTTTCTTAGCTTCAACTGGAGCTTTTTCCTCAACAGAAACGATTTCACCACCTTCACCTACAGTAATCATAAGACCTGATGTAGTTTCATGGATCCCTTCAGGAGCAAATGGATCTTCTGAAACACCTTCTCCTGCTCTTACGAACAAGATAGCTCCTGGTACGATCTCACCTTCAGTATAAACTTCAGTGCCATCCACAAGAGTTGCTTCTGC